TCTTGAGAAATCATTTCTGAGTAATAGTTTGCATCTGGTTGAGATAGATCTGGCAAGAAAGATGTAGGCATTTCTATTGTAGGGTCATTGTCTCTGGAAAAAGTGTTTTCTCCTAAAGATCTATCTACATTCATTTCAGCAGGAGGAAAGGCAGACTGCATTTGATTTTCAGTTAAATCTACACTTTCAGTTGGGGCAATATCTTCTAATAAAGATGTGTCACTACCATCTGTAATTCGTGTAGGACGAGTTGGAGGACGAAATGATGCATTTATTGATTCGCTTACTAAAGGGTCTAATTGATTATGACTAGGCATTAGCATTTACCTCTGCTCTTAACTGTTTCAATGAACGCAAAGCTGCAGCCTGACCCTGAAGTCTAAACATTATATTTGAGTCATCTGACTGTTCCATAGTAGTGTGGACACGTGCAAGACGCAAGTCTAGTTCTACACAAAAAGAGTCCCACAAGGGTTTATCATTTACAAGTTTCTTTAATTGACTCATCTGTTTGGCCTCTGTACTAGTCCACCTGTGTTAAATTCATAAGTTTTAATTTCACCCTTTTTTACATTTTTACCAAGGACTAAATTTCCAACTTGTATTATTTCATCTGCTGCTTCTAAGGGTAAACCTGTAGCTCTATCATAAAAATACCCAGCACGAATGGGATTATAACCAATTTGAATCCACTCAGAATCTGGCTTAAGTGATTCTTCAAATACACTATTAGCATACTCATATATTTCTTCAACATTTTTTTGTTGGTATTCACCTTTCATAACAGCGTGTGGTATTTTTTCTTTACCTGTTGCTATTCGTAAAGACTTCTTTTGTAATCCTACAGATTGAAACATATTTACATTTTTAAGAAAAACAACTCTTCCATAAGCAGTAGGACTTATATCTTCTGCAACATCTTCAGTAGTCCTAACAGTTGCAACCCATTTATCGTGATTAGTGTATCCATTTATATCTAAACGTGACTCAACTAATTCATCTTGTTTAAATTGCCTATTTACATTAAGAATACCTGTTTTTTTCTTTCCTAAAATATTAGTTTTTGTACCAAGCGCACCTACAACATCTAAGTTACTTATAAGTTTAGGCATAGTTTTAATAGGTCTTATAGGATTTATTTCATCAACTGCTTTTCTGTATTTAGCAAGTAAATCTTTACTAGCTTCAAAACCTTTAGCAGACAAAGACTCTTGATATTCAAGGGCAAGAGTCATAAGTCTTTTATCTCTTCCCTTTAATTGTTCTTTACGTTTTTTAGAAGTAATATTAGCAGTATTATTTTCCCAAGCTTTTAAATCTTTATCTGTAATACCTGCAGCTTTATTAGTAGACAAGCTCTCATCTATTTTTTTAGGTCCAGATGTTTGTAATTTAAATATATCTTTTAAAAAAGTGTTAATACTTGCTTCATCTGCATCTAAATCTAATTTGCCTAAACTTTCAAGTAATTCAGGTTTATTAATTGCTACCTCTGTTAAATCAACAGGCAATCTTTCTTGTCTCATTAACCCTTTTAGTTTACCTGTTTTATCTTCTTTTGCTGCTTTTGTTGCCGCATCAATGTCAGTTTTTTTTAATCTAAATAAATGAACTTTACCTGCTACATCAAATTCAGGATACTTAAACTCTCTAGCAACAAACCTTGAAGGCCTTTCATCATAAAAGTTATTTAACTCTTTTGTGAGTTTTTTGTCTAATTTTATTACATCAGGATCTATTACAGGATACAGTTCACGAAGCAAAGAACTATCTTCAACCCATTTATCTGGACCGAAATCTTGGTAATCTTTAACTTGAGATAAAAAATCTTTTGGATCTTTTTTTGTCTTAGAAAGTTTTTCAACCTCAAAATTGTGTTTTTTACGTATGTCTTTAAACGTTGACTCTTCTAATTGTTCCTCTTCAGCATATTTAGGATCTCTTGATTGTCTAGTACCATACCTTTTTCCATAAGATTGATTTTGTTTTATAGCCCTAACAGCTTCTTCTAGCCCTTCAGGTTCAATAAGATAACCATATGTACCTTTACCTAAAGGATTAAATCCTCCCATAAGACTTAACTCTTTTGTTGATGCAGCTTCTCCTGTACCACTCATAGCTAAAGAAGGGCTACCCTCAAAGTCAGCACCACCATGTGCAATATAAACGTAATCGTCTGTATTATCTATATCTATTTTTTTAGTATCTACATTTCTAACAGCAGACTTACCTAAAGCCTCTGTAGTTTCATCTAAACCTTCTGTAAAGATCTCTTTTAAGACCTTTGCTCCTAGATTAGCTATACTCATTACTGTACGTTCCCTGTAAAGCCTTCTTCACCCGGAGCAGGTGCAGCGCCAACACCTATATTACCACCGCCGCCGCCACCCATGTCTTGTGGTCCTGTAGGGCCTTCTCCTTGGGGTACTGAGGGGCCTTGAGGTGGTCCACCTGCTTGAGGTGGTCCTCCGGCCTCTGGAGGCGTTGGTAGGGGCTGTGCGAACTGTTTAAATATCTCTGCTTGCACTGCTGCATCCTGCATAGAGTTTGTAACCTTATCAGGGTCAAGATCCATGCTAACAGCAATCTCACGAATGATGTAGTCCATCTTAGCAAAAGGAGCCAACGCAGGGTTTTGTACAACCTGTAAGAACTGAGTTAGACGCTGACTACGTACTTCGTTAGCCATTAAGCTCTCAGTACCTTGTGCGCGTACTTCTAAGTCACCCTTAATAGATGGGTCAAAGTCAAACTGCATATTAAAGTTAAAAAATGCTTTACCTAGAGGACCAAGCATATAGTCATCTACATTCTTAATTACATTTCTTATAGATCCATTAGCAGCAGACATAAGCATACTAATACCAGAAGCTGTACGTCCAACACCTTGTACTCCTGTTTGACCGTGAGCAAAACTTGGGAACCCTGTGCTTTCATCAGCCAAGACCCTAGCTTTGTCAAATAGTTGCATATTTTCTCCAGCAACATTGGGGAACTTAGTACCAAAGATTGCCTGTCCGGGTGCGCCACCTTGACGCCTAAAGACTTTACCGGGGTACAGAGTTAAGTCTTGGCCCGGAACCAAGTTGGTTTCATCTATTTCAATCAATAGGTTACCAGACATAACTGCATTATCTACAGCCATACGCATGAAACCATTCATGAGTGTCTGTGTGTCATCCATGTTCTCAGCTATACCTACACCAAAGAAAGAGTAGGGGTTTAACTCATAAGGAACAGCATAGTAAGGTATAAGTGCAGGTTTAAACGGATTCATAACTAAACGAATAACTTGACTGTTACATACCCATATGTTTACACTTAGTTGCTCTGAGTCTTTTAGTTCCTTTGGAATGTCTACATCGTGTTCTTTAAGGATGTCTGTATCTACATAACCCCAGAACTCATATAGCTCATAGCGCTGGGCTTTGGACTCTTGAGCATCGTCCTCCATTGCCTGTTCCCACCACTTCTTCTCGTAGGTTTCGCCCATACCAAGAGACTTCTCAATGGCGTTGTCACGAAAGAAAGGACGCCCCTTCAATGCACGTACTTGAGAACGTGATAGTTTATGCCTCTCTACGATGTATTCAGCCTCATCCATGTTGGCTGCATCAGGGTCAGGGTAGAAGTTCCATAAAGATACATGGCTAGTAGAAGGTACTGTCTTAATGGTAGGCTCATAGTCACCTGTCTCATTCCAGTTAGGATACTCTTTGTTAACAGCAAAGGGGCCTTTCATGATACCTGTGCCAAACAAAGCTAACTCAAAAGAACTAAGACGTAACTGTTTGTTTGCCCCAGACTCTTCTAGCTGATCGTGTATCTTCTTCTGCATCTTCTTAGCTGCAACAAGAGCAGGACTAAAGTTCATGCTACTAGGTAATGATCCTACACCTTCTACTAATTTATCTTCTACAGGCTCTAGTTTTTTAGCTAGACTACCAAGACGGTTCTTTATACTGTTTGCGGTATCTCCCGGCTGTAACTCAGTGTCAGGCCCAAAGATAGGAGGAGAAGAGAAAGCCTCTTTTAGTTCATCCATAGCAGTTTCTGCTTGTGGGTTTGCCTCAAAGTGTACTGTCTCAGCTACACCTTCAGGAAGTGTAGTAGGGTCAATAGCTAAAGGAAACTTCTGGCTTCCAAAGAGAACTTCTACAATCTGTCCGTAGGCAGCTAAAGTCTTAGTCTTGGTAACTTTAACAAAGACCCTTGACTTTTCAGCCTCTGTAAATTGTACGTCACTATTGTATATGCCTCTGTAATTACGGTAGGCACTCATCCAACGTTGTTCGTCTACGTATCTTGCATCTTCTGCTTTTTTAAACTTACCCATAACTAAGTCAATAATATGACCTGCTTTAGGATCAGTCATTCCTTCAGTAGAAACATCTTCTATGTGTGCTGATTCAGCAGACTCTAAGTTTGACTCAAAATCAGTTGTAAAATCTTCAGGGTCCATACTTAATATCCAAATGTAGGATCAGCAGCTTGAAAACCGCTTCTCTGTGTTGCAGGGTTAAAGTCCCATATAGAACTTCGTGGTCTAGTCATTATACCATATCTTATAGCGTCATACAAGTGGTCTTCTGCGTTTGTATCAACGTCTTCAGGGTTTCTTTTATCTAAGGGTATACTTGGTAGTTGTGCTATGCTATTGATGCAGGTGGAAAAGAAAACGAGTTGGGGTTCCTCAGTAAACTCGTCCACCTGCAAACGGCGGTGTATCTCATTCTTACCTGAAACCCTAGATCCTTTAGAGCGATCAGAAGGTCTCCAGCGACAGCCCTTCATAATCATCTGCTCCGCTAGGCTGGGGCCAGTATCTCCTCTTTTATGCCAGAGGGAAGAGTCTAACACCCCGTATCTTATTGTACCATCTCCTGACTCCACCTGTAAAATCATATCCGCTAAGTCTGTAGCGGTAACTTTAGTTACATACATTTCCCTATAAATAATTAACTGCTCAGAGGGAGATACAGCAAACCATACAACACCTGTCCAGCTACCATAACCATAATCACAAGCTCTGAACTTCGTCCAACCACTAGGGATGTCATAAGGTTCCACAACATGAATTTTTCTATTGAACTCTGGAAACGCTGCACCTTCATTAACATCCCAATTTCCTTCTAGTAGTTGTTTGCGTTGATGTTCTGGCATAGACAAAAGCATAGTCTCATAGTCACCGCTATCAGCTAAGTAAGGGTTGTCAAACAAACTGGCAGGTATAAACCTACGCTTAAATAATGGTTGACCTGCTTTTGTATGACCTTTCGGATACTCTAGTCTATCTCCTGTTTCAATATTAGTAGCCCAAAAAGGCTCATTAGGTTTAGAAGGGTCAATAAACATTTTTTTAACCCATTGATGCCCAACAGAACCGGGGTTTGTTGTAGCTCTCATGTACAGTCCTAGTTCAGGTGCAGCACTACGTAATCTTGAGCGCATATAATCCCACGCGAAACTTGTAGACCATTGAGTCAACTCATCGAAAGCTATGTAGTTAAATGCCTGTCCTTGGTAGCGCATAACGTCTTGGTCTTTGTCTAGGTAACTCATCCAGATCCGTCCACCTCTAGGTGTTACCCATTGTGATTTACGCTCTGACCATTTGATACCCGGTATTGCTTTAGGATACAACTCCTGACTCTTCTGTATTAGTTCCCTTAGTTCCTCTGTTGTGTGTCTTACTAGTAGTCCACTAAAATCCTTATGATTCAAGCTTCTAAGAGGGTCAGCTAATGTTGCATAGCTCTTACCACCTCCAGCGGCTCCACCATATAGTACCTCACGCTCACTTGACGCTAGATAGTCTGTTTGTGGCCCATCATTGGGTTTAAACACTATGTTTTGCGCCTGTTCTACGTCAAAAGGAGCAGCAATAGGTGTAGCTGGAACCTTCTTTGTTTCACGTGAAACATCCTTAGTTACTTTAGGTGTAGTACCCTGTCCTTTCTTTTTCGAGCGTTTCGTAGTGCGAGATGGCTTTTTCGAGCCTTTTGGCAAGCTCACGTTTAATTCTAGCAATTGTTTTACGTTTTCGCTCAATGTCTACTCTTTTCTTTAAACCCATGTGAGATATACTTCTGCCAGACTGTGTAGTTAGCCAAGCAGAGACTTCTCTATAACTATACTGCTTTAAATGTTTCTTTGCAAGCTCTAATAGTTCTAATTCTTTAATAATAGGGTTTAACCATTCTTCATCTTCTAAATCTATTTCGTATCCCCAAGGTACAGGTTTTACTAGTCTTGGTATTCTCTCCCACTGTTTCATCTTAGGGGGCTTTGGTAACATCCAAAAACCTAAATCGTTTTCAGCAAAAAAAGTAGCCATTGTATTTATTCACAAGTACAAGTATCATTGTCACAGTTATTGCAACTTTTTTGTTTAGGAGGTAGAATAAATAATCCACCAGTAGCTTCTACAGCTACCTTCTCAGTCTTAACTACACCAGCACGATCTAGTATCTGCCCTGCTGCAACCATCTTCTCTTTAACGCCTAACTGTGTAGGATCAGATAAAGCACTACCGTAAGCTACAGCAGCTTGAGGGCCAAGCCTAGACATATAAGTTTTAGTAGCCTCAAAGATTTCATCCTTAAGACCTTCAACAACTAAACGTGTAGCTGTAGAATCAGAGTATCCTGCCATCTTTTTAGCAGTAACAACATCTCCTGCAGCCTCATCAAATAAGACTTGCATAAAGAGTTGTTGTTTCTCGTTTAAGTTTCTACTCACGTTATCCTCCTGTACGGCTTAGTAGTTTTAGCCGCCTTTTTAGGCTGCTTAGAAAACTGTTTACCCTTTGCTTTATCTGCTCTTTTTTTGGCAGAGGAGGCACTGTAAGTTTTAGAATCCATAGCTTTAATAGCAGCAGCCGGAAGATAACGTTCTCCCGTAGGTCTTGGACCTTGTGTCGAAGGTTTGCCACTTTTAGTTCTCCACTTTTGTTTTGTCCAAGACTTAAGACTTTTTTGACTTTTTGCTATTGCCATCTGCTATTGCCTTTGCTTTTTTAGTTAGTTCTTTATAATGAAATAACTTTACACTTGTTTTACCATGAGTTTTACCTGTGTGCAAAGAACCGTCAGGCATCTTGTGAGTTCCACCCGTATGCTCTGTACCGTCTTTCTTATAATGTTTTACGCCCTTCATTGCTTTTGTCCTTTTGTTTTTTCAACTGTAACTTTGCTTGCTTTGCAAGTCTAACTATCTCAGTCTTACCTATAACTTTAGCACGTTGTTCTAATACTGTCAATATTTGAATCTTACGTGCATAAGGTTTGTTTATTCGTTTAACTTTAGCAATAGTTTCTTTAGCATCTTTTACGGTAGCAAACTTTATACTAACTG